TCCATCACGCGCACCGGCTGATTGATGCCAACGTATTTCGTCGAGCCAAGATCGTCCGTCACATGCACGAAGCGGCCAGCGGTCCAATACTGACGCGCGGCCATCCAGGCGACTTCGTAGACCGTCCGCGACCACATCCGCAGCGTATCGGCGATCGGCTCGTGGGTCGCGGCACCGCCCGCCTGTTGCGCTAAAATAGCCCGGCCCGACAACTCCCGTGGATCGGTGCCGCTCATCGCCGCGTTCGGCCCGGACGCCTGCATTTCCCCCGTCGCGTGTTCCAGCAATTTGAACTGGCCCTGGGCGAGTTCGCCGCCTTCCTGTATCTCGAACTTCATGCCGGGATTGACGGAGATGAACCCGTCCGGCTTCGCCACTTCCCGCCGCGCCTTGTCGATATCCGCGACCGCGCCATCTTCCGCGATGACCTGCCTCACGCTCAGAAGATGCAGCGCCTTGCTGCGTCGTTTATTGATCTCGTCTTGCACGGAAATGAGATTGCGGACCATGCCGTAACGATTGTTTTCCCGATCGACGTGCGCGGACGCCATGATGAGGCCGGAGGTTGATTTGCCCTTGTTACCCCGGAATGGCGACTTCATCGGTTCGGCCAGGAAGCCAACGCGGGTCAGCGTGGAGACCCACCATTCATTCTTCTCCTGCCAGTGCATCTGCACGATGCGGACACGCTCGCGCGCGCTATCGCACCAGACCACCTCATTCGGCCGGTCGGAGTAAGATCCGGTTTGTGTCGCGAACGTGTCGGATATCAGGTCTTCCGCGTCAGGCCACGTTTCATATGCCTGATCACGGTCCATCCAGATGACGATGCCTTTGTAGCGCGCATCGCTAAAGTCCAGACGGCGCGAGTGTGGGTCCCAGAACAGACGGTCAAACGGCACCTGAGTTATGGTGATGTTCGCGCCACCCTGCCCGTCGTCCTCCAGCGCCAGGTCAGCGCCACCGGCGCCCTCGACCATCAGGCTTTCATAAACGTCCGAGCGGATCAGGGGGAAGTTATTGTCGTCGGAAATGTAACGAAGCCCCTGCGTCGCGGCGTTGGCCTTGTCCTCGTCGGTTGGATTGCGCGCGAACGCCTTGGGATCAGTGCGCGATTTGCGCTCCAGGCCGCACATCAACTCGACTTTATCGGCAATCTTATTGATCGTGATTTCCGGTTGCCCGCGCGCCTTCAGTGCTTCCTTTTCAGCGGATGACCACTGGTATCCGTCCTTGTAGTCACGATCACGTTGCGACAGCCGCCTTCCATCAGCGGTCACCGTCTCGCAATCCTCGAACCACCTGACCTGTCGCGCGTGGAGGTCGTCCAGATTGCGTGGGTAGCGGTCGGACGCGATGCCGGGGCCACCCTTCGGCCGGGATGCCTCGGCGGCCTCCGGCGCTGTCGGCGGGTCGGGGTAGAGGGCCTGGGACATCAGGTAGACGCGGCCGGCCGGATCACTTCGCGGATCGAGCCCTCACGGGCGGCGGCCATGGCGTCGGCGAGCAGCGACCGTATCCAATCCCGATCTAACTTGAAGCCGAGATCCTCGGCCGCCACCATCGCCGCGTCGGCCCACTTGTCCGGATCGTCGCGCACCGAACGCTGGAACTCCGCGCCGGATAATGTGCGGATGTCAGTCATTCATTGTCCTCCCCGTTTGCGGATGCGCTCCATGACGTTCACGCCACCCTCCAATCCCGCACTTCGCCCTCGTCACGATTGAACGCCGCGTCCCAACTGTCGCGCGGCTTCTGCCTTTCCATATCACGAACGTAAGGACGTGACATCATGGCGTATCTCATTCCGTCTGCGCAATGATCTTCCATTTCTGTGTCGACATCTTCAGCCCGGTTCGCATCATGTTGCAACGCCGGCAATGTCCGGATCAGATCCCGGCAGGTCGAGAACAGCACCACCATCGGGTTGCCGTCCGCGTCACCCACCAGCCGCGCGCGCACCTGATCCCAGCCGCCCATCGCGCCACGCTGCGGCACGCGCTTGTTGTCCGCCGGCCGGAACACTATGCGCGCCGCCTGGGTCATCCTGAACGCGATGCTTGGCCCGCCGTCCTCGCTGAAGATCGCCGGATCGGCCACGCCGATCATCATGCCGCTGGCGGGCTTCGGGTCGTCACGCTCGCGGGCCTTGATCCCCTCGGCCACCTGCTCGGCGGTCATGCGAAGCCCAACGTTCGGCTCATTCGGCTTCATGCCGTACCACTCGCGGTAACAGACGAGGCAGCCGCGCGCGATATCAGGCACGCTACCATCACTGATCGCCCACCAATGCACCGCGAACGGCCGCGCGCTGCCCCAGTCGAACGAGCGGAACCGCGCCCAGTGGTCGGGGAGGGATCGAGGCATGATGATGTGGCGATCAGCGGAAAACTCGGGAAAGAACGCCCCGGCGACCACGTTCCAGTCGCCGTCGCGCATCGCGCGCACAAGCTCCGGATTGCCCATGCCGGAGACCTTGTTCGCGTAGCCGGGGTCGTCCTCCGCCATCGACGGGTTATCTTCCAGCCGCGCCGGGATGTATTGCCGTAGCATCCCGCCCTCGACCTCCGGCATAATCTCGCACTCAAGCGGCGCGCGCGGATCGATGAACGCCGCCTTGACCCACTGATGACCGACGTTGCCGGGGTTCGATCCGCAGATGATGCGCGGAAACCGCCCCTTCAGATCGTCGGGGATCTTCACGCCGACCATCCGAAGACGCGAGCGCAGGAAGCGGTAGATCACGTCAGAGAACGTTGTCAGTTCGTCGATCAGCAGCAGATGGATTTCCGCGCCCAGATACTTGAACCTGTCCTTTTCGTCTTTACAGTGACATAAGTATATCTTCGATCCGTTCCAGAAACGTATCTCATCACCGACCATCGTCACGAGCCCGGCGCCGACCCATGGCGCCAGCATCATGCGCAGACCCTTCGGCCCCTCGATGTGATTCTTGACCAGATCGTCACGCAGGCGGCGGAACAGGTAGACCTGAAGCCCTGGTATCCGGCCGCACCACATCACGGCGGCCACGCGCATGAGAAAACTCTTTCCGCCGCCGACGGCACCGCCGTATAAAATCTCGGTGGCGAATGATTCCAGCGCCACGCTCTGCTTTTTGTGCAGTCGGATGTCTATCTCGGCCTTGCGTTGGTCCAGGCTACTCACGCGCCATCGTCACGTTGAGGACGGGCACGATCGGATCGATGGGGTTGCCGTCCTTATCCAAGGTCTGCGTGGATTGCGTGTCACGCTGGCCGAGCAGTTGCTTACCGAGCCAGACCAGCATCGTCGGATTGCCGTCCTCTACGGCGCCTTTCCATTGCGCCCGCCGTAACGTGGCGCGGCCCTTGGCGAAACCATGTTCGAGCGCATCCCGGAGCCCCTCCTCGCTGTCCAGGTGTCTGTAGAACGTCGAGCGGCCGATCCCGAGCACGGCGGCGATCTCGTCCCTTGTACAGCCAATTGCGGCACTGCGTTCTACGATACCCTGGTCGATCGTCGGGCTTGAGCCGGGGCCGGAGCGGCGGCCCATGTCGCGCGGCGGCACGTCGGCGTCATCGAAGCCCTCAAGCGGCATGGGACAATCCTCGCTCTGTTTCGGTCAGCACTGGAATCAGCGCACTCGCGATATGAAACATCATGACCGGGGGCACGGCGTTGCCGCAACGCGCCCACTGGTCTGCGTAGGAACCTGTCAGCACGTAATCGTCGGGGAACGCGCAGATGCGTTTCAGTTCGGCGATCGTGAACTTGCGGCGCTCGGTGGGATGCACGACCGATGCCGACGACATCGGCGCTGTCGGGGACCAATTATCCCCAGGCGGGCAGGTCACGGTCGGGCATGGAGCACCGAGAGACGGTTTAACAAGACTGCGATATTTCCTGGACTGCTCGCCGGGCTTCAGCTTGTCCCATTCGGCGCCGATCGCATAACGGGAGATATCGGTCTCGGCCTCGACCAATGATGCGGGGAACCGTCCATTGCCAGTCTGAGGCGAGGCGCCAATCGTCGGGCTCGCACTATTGGCTTGTCTCATCGCACCTTCGCCGAATGGTCCATTATCAGCCTGCCGAACAATCCACGGCAGCGCGTCGCGAACGCTGTAGCGATAGCTCAGAGGCGCCGGAAAGGCCGGTCTGGCGTCCAGATCCAGTCGCGTCCCAACAAAGATCAGCCGTTGCCGGGACTGCGGCACGCCGAGCCATTGCGCATCGAGCAGTTTCGCCTCAACCCGATAACCGCAGACCCGCAGCGCGCGGAGGATTTCGAGGAAATAGCCCTTGGCGGTGCCCTTGATCAGGCCGGAAACGTTTTCCGCGACAAAGGCCCGGGGTTGCAATCCCTTCAGCAGCCGCGCGAACTCGTGAAACAGATCGTCCTGGCGTTGCGTGGCATCGTGCGAGGTCGTGACGCGGCCCCATCCGGCTTCCCGCTTGCCGGCTGTCGAGAACGACACGCAAGGCGGCGAGCCGTCAAATATGTCCAATTCGCCAACGGCCAGACCCGTGACCTTCAGGATATCCTCAGCCTGCACGGCGCGAATGTCGCGGCCGTCCAGGACGGTCCCTGGCCCCATGTTCGCGGCGTAGCTATCGCGGGCCTCGGCGGTCAGTTCATTGGCGTAGACGACCTTGCAGCCCGCCATGCGGTAGCCGGTGGACGATCCGCCGCCGCCCGCGAATGTCGAGGCGACCTTGAGGCCGTTCCAAGGAATGTCGCGGATCTCGGCCATCGAGGGCACGCGGTAGGGCGGCTTGGTCATATCGGGTTGCCAAGTGTCAGGGCGATCGTCTTCGATCCAGTGTCTTCCCCCGCCTGAACTGAAACCACCATTGAGAACGGCTGGCGCGGGACAGGTATCAAGATTGATGCGCTGGCTTGCATTGGTGAAACTTCCGCCTGTCTCGATCCGAAGTCGCAATGTCATGGCGCATCCTTCGCCACTTGCTTGCCGCCGCTGAACACGTAGCCGCACTTCGGGCACTGGTGTTCGGTCTCGATGTCCTCGTCGTAACTGTCGAAACCATCCGGCGGTAGCGGCTCGACCGGGCCATCAAGGATGTCCTTGAGCTCAAGATCGCTGAATCCGATCAGACCGAGGTCGAAGCCCTCCAGCCCGAGCTCGCCCAACTCCAGCCGCAACAATTCGTCATCCCATCCGGCGTTGAGCGCCAGCTTATTGTCGGCGATGGCCAAAGCGCGCTTCTGGGCGGCGCTGAGGCCCGCCAGCGTGATCGTAGGTATCTCGGCCAGTCCCGCCGCCCGAGCCGCCTCCAGCCTGCCGTGGCCGGCGATGATGGCGCGGCCCTCGTCGACCAGGATCGGGTTGGTCCAACCGAAGGCACCGATCGAGCGGGCAATCTGCTGGATTTGCTCGGGGGAATGGGTGCGTGCGTTGCGTTCGGCGGGAACGAGTTCGGCCACTGGCAGATATGAAACCGCCAGTTTGGCTTTTAATTCGTCCTTTATTGCAGCGGCGGCACGAGGTTTTCGCACGGTTTCCCGCCAGTTTTCTGATGTGATATCCGGCTACCACACCATCTCCATCGTGTGTCAATACCAGATACCGCGAAATCAGCGGCTTACACGCCGCGATACCTCAGCGAGGCCGTTGGGTAAGTTGGCGGTATTAATCGGGTTTTTTGGGTGAAATCAGGTCTGAGCGCCCGGATTTTTGGTCAGATCTGGCCATTAACGCGGAAAAAGGTTCGCTGGCCGCGCGTTCAAACGGACGTTTGCGGGCGACCTCGAGGTTTGTACGAACGCCTCGCCCAGGGCCGGAAAATAAATCGCATCTGTCTGCATTTTGTCGTTGACGACGATATGCGGACACTGTAAGGTGTCTTCATCAACAAGGGACACGGACATGACGAAAAACCACCTCACCGGCCAGATGGAAACAACAGTTACGGAAATGACTGATGGCGAAGTGTTGGGATACCGCCGCTGGCCCGCGCACCTGACGGTCGCTCAGATGCGGGAGCAGATCGCATGGTGGCAATCGCCCGCTTTCAAGCGGGTCGCCTGACCCTCCGGCGGGGCCTCGTGCCCCGCCCCCACCTTCATTTCAGCACACACGGGAGACACGGACATGAGCATCAAGACCACGACGCTGGAACAAGCCGCCAAAGAAACCGAGGGCCTGCGTTCCGCGCGCATGTTCGACCCATGCGAGGCCGAGGAGTGGCTGGCTTACGTGCGGCACGGCCGGAAAATCGGCTACGAGGACACTGACACGCTCAACCGGATGGAACTGTTTGCCAACCACATAGCGGCGAACACCTCTGACGTTTTCTTGTCGCCGGAGACCGAGGCAAAGATAGCTGCGTTCATGCAAGTCGCGAACCGGTTTTGACATGACCCCCAGGGCCACCTCCGTCCCGACACCTGAGCAAATCCAACTCGGTGACACCGTGCGGCATGAGAGCGACGACGGTTCGATGGGAACCGCGCAAGTCCTCGCCATCGAAATGGGTCATGCGTGGTGCTTCTATCGGAAGGCGAATTGCCATCGCGTACAGGCTTTGGACAGACTGGAACGTCTGTCGTGACCCCCGCCGAGTTCAGCGCCGCCCTGGAGGCCCTGGGGTGGTCGCACAGACACCTTGCGCGGCTGCTGCGGTGTGACAGTGGGCTACCCACCCGGTGGGCGCGTGGGACGGCTCCGGTGCCCCTCCCGCTGGCGCGGTGGCTGGTCTCGGCGCGGGACTGGCACGAGCTGCACCCGGCGCCGGACGACTGGCGGGTCTGGCGGGCGGGGGAGATGAGACGATGACTGGCATCAAAGCGGCCTTTGAGAAGGCAGGCTACAAAAACAGCACCGAGGAATGGCCATCCGAGGATCTGTTGGACGTGGCGGTACGTGCGATGGTCCGTCACGCCGACGATGGCGAAGCGACGCAACACGCCATCTTCCGTGCCTGCCGTAATGACGCGGCGTTACTGCGTCAGTTGATCCTGCCGTGGTGGCGTCAGTGCACCGCGCAACTGATCAACGAGGCAAGGCGCTCGATCGCCCGCAAGCAGCGCGAGGATGCGCTGGAAACGCCGATGGACAGGCGGGCCGCCAAGGTCGTCTCGTTGATCATGGAGCGTGACCGCAAGGAAAGTCAGCGTGAGGCGGCTGAGGAAGCGGCCCGCGTGGCGGCGTTGAATAAGCGGCACGAGCGGGAGTTCAAGGACCGGTTAGAGGCGTGGAACCGCACCAAGGCATCCAGCTTCACGATCGACGATCGGCCCTTCTGGGAGGTCTCGACCTTCCGCGCCCGTCAGGCGCAGCGGCGATCGGAGCACGAAAGCCGGTTTCTGGATCTGGTGTTGGCCGGGGTGCCGGAGGATGACCGACCGATCGGGCATTACCGGCGGCCAGAGGAAATCAACACCCTATGGGATCAGTCATTCGTTGCCCCAATCCAGACCGGAGCGGTGGCCAACCAGGTGGGTCGGCGCTAGTCTGCGTTCGCGGGATCACCCGCGACTATCACCACGATCCACTCCGACCGCCGCCGCCCTCCCCCTTGGCGGCGGTTTTTGTGCCCGCTGCCCCGTCAGAAATCCAACACGGCGGCTGACGGCTCCACGACGGCCAGCGGTGCCGGCATCGGATACCCAGACCGGGCCATGTCGTGCGCCGCCATTTCCTCCAGCTGCCGCCCGCTCGACGCGGGGCTACCCTCCCACTTCGTGCCCCACAACCCCGTCTCACTTCGCTGAAGCAGGCGGACGATCTCGGCCATGGTCACAACGCATAACGCGCGGCCCTCGTGTTGCTGCCTGACGGTCACCGCCAGATCGGGCGGTAGGGTGGTCTCAAAGGATGCCCCGTCCGAGGCCCTGGAGGCACGTATGACCGCAGATGCCTCGGCTGACGTCCTGACGACCACAAGAACCACACCGTTGCCCATGTCGGCCTCCCAGGTGTCCGGAGCGAGCGGCTGGTGGCCTGCCTGGGTTGCTTCGGCGTCCATGAACGCGAGGGCGGCGACCATCTTTGGGCCGATACTCTCCACCGCCGCCCCGTCACATTCATCCAACGCGACACGATAGGCCGCCCAGCCCCGCTGGTATGCTGCCAGGGTCGCGGGACAAACCAGCCTTTCCAGCCGACCGACCCCCCAACGCTGCTCGCTGGCCCACATCGCCTCGTCGACCGGGATCATGGCCAGCCTGAACCGCTGGTGGTCCTCGGGGGTCCGAAGCTTGCGGGGATTATCCATGCTCGGCTTCCCATGCCGCGACCTCTCGGTTGAACCGCTTCGGGTCCAGCCGCTCCATCAGCGTGCCGAGCTCATCCAGTTCGCGCATGTTCAGGATCGGCAGCGCCAGCAAATGCCGATATCGCGCCATGAACATGAACATTTTTCCATCTGTCATTTGATATATTTCAGCCATCTCGCGAACTCCGTTCAGGTAAAGCTTCCGACGCGTCCCTCGGATATATATATCCTTAGGATATATATATATCCTCCACGGGTTGGGATTGGTGCATTTAACAAAAATCCAAAAATCACTTAGAGAAACCTTGGTTTTTTGTGATTTTTACCGCCCAAAAATCAGCTGATTTTTCCTTAAGTGGGGAAAAATCCAAAAATCACTTAGAGAAACCTTGGTTTTTGACGATTTTTTTCGTGATTTTTTCAAAAAATCAGGCCCAAAAATCACGATTTTCCGCTCAATCCGGCGCTTTCCAGTTCGGCCTTTCCGGCCTCCGTGATGGTCCATTTTCGCCTACGATGGATTACCAGTTTTTCATGTTGAAGAGCTCTGAGCATGCGGAATACTTTTGGCGCGTTAGGCACCCCGGCGATGTTCACCCACCCCGCGTTGATCGCGATATCCTTCTGGGTGATACCGGGATAACGGCGCAGCCATTCCAGCACCGTGTTCTCTTCCGAGAGGGTTGATCGGCTGGCGGCGTCCGCTTGTTCGTCGGTTTGCAGGACGGCGACGATGGACAAGATGGGTCGTCCCCGGCTGTCGGCGAGGCCGTTCACCCTGACCTGCTGCAAGGCGAAGTGAACGGGCGCGAAATCGGCACCTCGAATTTTTCCCTGCCAGTGCAGGGATGCTGTCTCCCCCATGATCTGAGCCCAGAGGGTAAGATTGCCGTCCACTTCGTTCAGGAAAGCGCCGCCGCCGCGAGGCAGCAGGTTATCTTTATCGGGATTTTTCACGGGGTGGGCGGGGGTCACCACGGCGGGGGCGCCGTCACAGGTCGTGAGGATTCTGAGTGTGCGGGCGTAGTCGCCCATCTGCACGTTCTGGTTATCATCGTCTCCGGGAAAGAACGCGGCGGCGGTATCAACGATGATCAGGGCCGGAGAACAGCCAAGTGCGTTGATTTGCTGAACCATGAGCGCCACTCGTTCCGCCGTCATGGGAAACGTGGCGGGCAGCACGTGCATCGCGAGTTCCGCCGGGTTCAGGCCATAAACCTGACAAGCGGCGTAGAGGCGGCACCGCAGATCGTCGGGGTTCTCGCCGGCCAGGAACACCACGTGTCCCCGCACCACTTCCAGGGCGCCGATGTTACGGCCGGTGGCGACCATGCAGCCGATGTAAAGCGCGATCGCTGTCTTGCCGTGGCCGGTTGGCGACGTGAGAGAATAGAGACGACCGCGTTGGATGACACCATCGACGATGTAGTCTGGCGGCACGAACCCGGCCATGAACTCGGCGGCGGTCAGGATGGCGGGAGTAGGAGTTTCTTGTTTGTTGGTCGCCGGATCAACGAAAGGGGGCGCCTCCCTCGGCTTGTCCTTGTCCAGATCCCATTTGCCGTCCCTCGCGCGACGCAGGAAATGCCCGACCCGTTGCCGCAGCAGGGCGATGCCGCGCCCATCGGCATCCAGTGAGGCACCACGCGGCCGCGCGGCCCGTTCGTAGGTTGGCCACGCCTCGGCCACGACGGCTTCGGGGGCCGGCAGGGCGCCGGCTTCGCGGGCCATGGCGGCGATCACACCGCAGACGATGCCGACCATGAAGCGTTCGCGGCCGTCGATGACCTTGCCCCATGCGTCGCGCACGATCTCGCCGGTCCCGGTGGGCAACGCCCGGCCGCCCGCCCCGCCGGCGCCGGTCTCCGGCGGCAATGCCTCGGCCATCTCCAGCAGCCATGGCGGCGCCGGGGCGATCGGCGTCACCCTGGGATGCGCCGTCTCGTCCCACAAATAGATCCGCCCGCTTTCGTGCATGCTGGGAGCGGCGACGATGAAGCCGCCATCGCCGCGCACATCGACACCGGGGCCGAGCACGTTGCGCCCGGTCGTCACCCAGATGTCGCGCGGGTGCAGCAGGAAGATATGCCGTCCGCCGCCCCCGGTGCGGGCCATCACGGTGAATGGGAGGTCACCATTGAGAAACTGAAGGTCGTTGAGTGTCTCGCCGCCCGGCTTGCCCGGTCCCTCGTCCACATCGACCACGACGAAGCCGGACACGGCGCCGGTGACGATGCCGACGCCGTAAGAGACGTAGGCACCCTCGAACCAGACGCGGATCTGGTCAGGCGTGGCGGCCACGCGTTGGTAGCGTGCCCAGGCGACGGCGGGGTGCTTGCCTTTTGAGCCGCACGAAGCGCCGGCCGGACAGGAGCAGACCGTGCTCCCGTCCGTGGCCACCGCGACCTTGTGTACCGGCACGACCGACCAGCCGAGCGAGGCGTACCACAACGCCGCTGATAATCGTGGCGCCTCGCTCGTTTGGGCGGACATGACCCGATTAAAACGGCATTTCCGAATCAGCCATCGCCGGGGCGCGTGCCGGTCGCGATGTGCTCTGTTGAGGGGGCACCGAAGCCGCCGCCATCGCCGCGACCTGAGCCGGTGGCATCTGGCTGACCGGCACACTGACGGCACGAGGCGCGGGCACCGTGCGAGCACCAAGCACATCCGGCCGGTCGACCCACGACACGATCGAAAACACCGGCTGATAGTTCGTCGCCTGCCCCGCCTTGACCGGATCGGTGCTCGTCATCTTCACCACCGGGATCTTACCCATCGCGGCCTCGGGTGCCGCCTCGAACGTGGTGTGCAGCGCGTTCATCCCATTGATGAGAGCGGCCGAGTTGCCCGCCATCTCGCGCACCCCACCGATCGCGTTACCGGCAACCGGCACCCGAAAGCCGTTGCGGTAGTTCAGCACCTTGCCGCTGACATCCTGGCCGGGTGACGCGGGCCGCTCCGGCAGCGGCTGGCCGTAGGGCACCATCGACCAGAGCGGTGCCGTGCCCTTGACGAAATGGCACCAACCGACTTCCAGCCTGCCAAAATCCACGGCGAAGGCGGGCTGCGTCATGGTGACGTCGGTCTCTTTCGCCTCCCAGTCGCCGGACACATTCTGCACCCGGTCACGCAGAGCGAGCCGTCCCGAGACGGCGTTGTAGGCCAGGATCGGCACGAACTCTCCGCCAGCGGCGGTTGGCGCGGACATAAAAGCCATTTCATCGGTTCCTTTACTCGGTTAAATCGTTACGGTTACGCAGTCATAGTCCTATCGAACGAACATTTTGGTGTCGTTCCATATTCTCAATCCCGGCACTTCGCGGGCGCCCTGGCGAATGGCCAGCCGAACGGCCGCGTCGTTGACCTGGAGCAGGTGCGCGGGGACTTTGGTGATGTCCTCCAGTGACCACACCCAGTTGTCCTTGAGCGCCGTCAGCGCCCCTCCGAGGCCCCGCGTGCGGGTCAGTTCCAGCGCCTTCGCGTCCGCCAGCTTTTGTGCCGCGTCGGCCTCGTCCATGGTGTTCCACGCGGTCTCGGCATCTTCCTTGGTGCCGGACTGCTGCGCCTCGGTGATCAGCCGTTCGGCCTCCGCCGCCAGTCGCGCCGCCTCCAACTCGGCCGCCCGCCTGATCTCCACCTCCTTCGCCCGCAAATACGTGGTCACCCGCGCCTCGACCTCGGCCACCGCCGCCATCACCCGGTCACTGAGCGCCTTCGCCTCGCCATCGATGAGCCTCTGCGCGTGCAGCACCGGCTTCTTGATGCGGGTCCGCGTGCCGTCCAACGCGTTGACGGCCCCCTTCAGATCCTTGGCGAAATCAGCGGCGTGACCGGCGATGAAATCATCACGGATGCCGTCCGACGTTACGTTGGTGAACGCCACGAAACGCTCCAGCAGCGCCCCGATCTCGGCGGCGTGCGATGCGTAGGACCATTCAATCCAGGCCGACAATGAAGCCGGATCGAGCGCGGCGGCCAGATCGATGGCCGGTGCGTTCGGTCGTGTCACATTCACGATATCATCCATTACACTTCCTCATTAAAATGGTTTCGCGCGCGAACGATCGCGCACCAGATCGAGCCATTCCCGTTCCGTTATTCGATCTCCCGAAGTCCAGACCGTCTCGACCGGCGTTTCCGTCCCATCGATCTCCGCCAGTAACAGGCCAAGCCGGACGAACACCCGCGCCGGCACCCACGGCCCGTGTGGCGACAGTCTCAGTCGGACGAAGCACGGTTCCGGCCGATCGATGGCGCGAGCCGCCTGACGCCGATCAACCATGATAAGCGAATCCTTGACCAACTGTTGTCCGTCGTGTATAAAGGTAAACGTATACAGCGTCAATAACCGTAAACGGTGAGCGGATGAAAAAGCCTGTCAAAACTGAGGTTGTCGCGGTGCGCCTCGACCGAGAGACGAAGGAGAGAGCCGAGGAGCGCGCGGACGCGGAGGATCGGCCGTTGTCGTCCTGGGTCGCGCGTCTGATCGCCCGCGAGGTGGGCGAACCTCGGCGGAAGCCGCGCCAACCTGTCATGGCTGACTGACCCGGATCGGTGACGGCCGCTCTTCACCCAAGGCTTTCAGCGAGGCGCTGTCTTTGTTCCAGGCCCAGACGGTCTTGGTCCGGCCTTTGCGGTTGCTTCGTTGGTCCGTTCCGCTGCGTTGCCCGGTCGCGATCTTCCGCCAACCATCGAAGCGGTAGGTATTGCCGGTGTGCAGCTTCTCGTCCTGATACGAGACCGCCCATGGCCGACCGAACGCGGGGAAGATGACTTCGCGCCAGAGGCGGAGCATGACGCGGCATAAGGCGGGATCGTCGGCGCACAAACGCGCCAGTTCGATCGCTTCACTCCGCCTCAGCCCACCACAGGTCTCGGCCACCAGATCGGCGGTGATGGCCACGGCGCGCAACTGGTCGTAAACGAACAGACCATGCTCTTTCAGTGTGCCGATTGGGCGATGGCAAGGCCCCATCTTGTGCCCATTCGCGAACAAAAATTCGTCAACGCGACGGTCGCTTATTTGTTCGACATAAATCATCGGCATGAACAAATCTGATTGTCGATCAGCCATGCGAAGGCGTCCGGATCGGTGACGGCCGCTTTGGCAGGCCCAGGCGGCTACGTTGCCCGGCGATGGCGCTGACCGTCGATTTCATCTCGCGCGCCATCTCGGACAATGTCAGCCCGCGCGCCGACAATTCGGCCAGTCGCAGGCGCGCCTCCTCCGACCAGATCGGACGCCGCGTGAAACCGTCCAGTTTTGGCGCCTCGACAATCCGATACCGTTTAGAATCAATCCGCGTCAGACAGCCCTCGTCGCGCCATTGTTCCAGGATCGTTCTGACCCACTCCAGCCCAATGCCGGTCGCCTCGGCGATCTGGCGCGGCGAGGCACGCAGGACGTGGCCCTGGCGATGCGCTTCGATCCACGCCCATATCTTCTCCCGCGCGGTCATGGCGCGAGATCCTGAGACGCGATCTGGCACAAAAAGTCGCAGGCAGGAGCAATGGGATTAAGCGTCGGCCAATCAGCGGGGATCTCGTCGATGAAGATCCGAACCTCATGAATCCGCGTCAGCCGGGCGCCGAGACGACGTGAGAGCGTGGCCATGCGACTGAACTCCGCTGGGAAGTGCAGGCGTATCGCGGACCAGTAATTGGGTGACGTGGCCTTCACGCACGGGACGCAGTTGTTGTTGGCGAAGCCCAGCGAGTACATCACGGGCAACACGATCCCGGCGCCCTGGATCATGGCGAGGCATGCCGCCTTGTCCAGACCGGCGGCGATCAGTGGGTTCTCGATCGTCAGTTCATGAAATGTCCCCGCCAGCCGATCGGCCCGTGCCTGATCGGTCGCGTCACAGGTGTAGCCAAACACATGGACGTCATCGACGTGTTGGAACGCGTGGCGGGGTGCTACTTTCAAAATGCCCGTGCAGGGTGCTCCGGTTGGCCCCGACAGAAACCGCCGCCGTTCCCAGACGTCCCAGGTATCGGCGTATTCATCGGACGCGAGACGAATGACGGGCACGCCCCACCAGCGCTCGCAGTCGGCCAGGAAGCGGGCGTTGTCGGGGTGCTCGGCGTTGGTCTCACAGTAAGCCACGACGCCGCCTGGGTGGGCGCGGAGGTCGAGCGCGATGGCGACTGCCGATGCCGCGCCACAACCGAACCAACGGACGCGTCTGCGCGCGGTCATGCTCGCTTGCCCAGCGCCTTGCGCGCCTTTGCTTCCCACGCCGCCAGATCGTTATCGTATTGTTCCTGAACCCAAAGCGCCGGCGTGGCGCTACGCGACATCCACAGGTCGTCGTGGGTGCGCGGTATCGGGTTGTCCAGTTTCCTTGCCCTCACGCACAGATCCAGCGCCTCCGACACGAGGACGGACAATTCCCAGAGGTATTCCGGGGGCGTGGCGGTGGGCTCGCTCATGCCGGCAGCTTCCCAGGGGCGAGCCACGTCAGCGCCCGCCGTTTCGGTGCCGTCCGCCGCATCACCGGCCGCACTGACCTCATGCGTGCCGTCACCACGCCCGCTTCGGCGAGCGGCCAGAAAGCCGCCATGCAGTCGGTTCTGTCGGCCGGCGTGATACTGATTCCGACGCAGTTCCTATCATCGGAAATGATCTTCATGTTGGTAGCGAGGTCGAGGATTGGTTTTAAGTGATTGTCCAGGTCCATGCGTGAGCGAGGCACCTCGATGACGATGTTG